ATGTGGCGCGCACTGGCCTCCAACATGCTGACGGTCCTCATCGTGGCGCTGTTCCTCTTGGGCGGCGTCATCATGTGGGGCCAGTCGCAATACACCTCTGAGGGACCGCTGGAGCAGGCCATCTGCCTGCGCGTCAAAAGCGGCTCCAACATGACCCGCGTGTCCCGCACGCTGGAGGATCAGGGCGCGGTGACCTCCGGGGCCCTGTTCCGGGTTGGTGTGAAATACAGCGACAAGGCATCGCTGCTGAAGGCAGGTAGTTACCTGGTACAGCCCGGCGCTTCGATGGAGGAGATCGTCGATCAGATCACCCGTGGCGGCGCCAGCACCTGCGGCACCGAGATCGTCTATCGCGTCGGCGTCACCCGGGTTCTGGCTGAGGTGCGCGAATTGGATCCGGCCAGCAACCGGTTCGTGGAGCGGGCAGAGTTCAACCCCGCCGAGGATGAAGCGCCTGCCGAATACCTTGAGAAAAAGGCCGAAGCCGACACCCGGTTCCGTATCGCACTGGCCGAAGGTGTGACCAGCTGGCAGGTGACCGAGGCGCTAAAGTCCATGGATATCCTTGAAGGCGATCCCGGTGAGCGCCCGCCCGAGGGCATGCTGGCGCCGGACAGCTATGAGGTCACGCCCGGTGATGAGCGGGCAGCGATCCTTGCAGAAATGCAAGAACGTCAAGTCCTGCGCATCAATGCCGCCTGGGAAGGCCGCTCTGCGGATGCTGCTGTGGAAACGCCCGAAGAGATGCTGATCCTCGCCTCGATCATCGAAAAGGAAACCGGTGTTGCCGAGGAACGTGGGCAAGTGGCCAGCGTCTTTACCAACCGTCTGAAACGCGGCATGCGTTTGCAGACCGACCCGACGGTGATCTATGGTGTCACCCAAGGCGAGGGCGTGCTGGGACGTGGTCTGCGTCAAAGCGAGCTGCGCCGGGTAACGCCTTGGAATACCTATGTCATCGAAGGGCTGCCGCCGACCCCAATTGCCAACCCTGGCTTTGCCAGCCTGGAGGCCGCGGTCAATCCGGATGAAACAGATTACCTGTTCTTCGTCGCTGATGGCACGGGTGGCCATGCCTTTGCCGAAACCCTGGCCGAGCACAACCGCAACGTGGTCAAGTGGCGCCAGATCGAGGCAGAGCGTAGCAGTGATTGAGGCGTCCTTTATCTGACGCTGGCACCCAGCGGCGGAGGACAAATTCACAGTGATACAAAAGGGCGCCTCGGCGCCCTTTTTCTTTGCGTGCTGACCGTGGGACACCCGGTCGCTTTGCATCCGACGGGCCGCAAAGCCTAACAAGGATTGGCGCCGCCGTTCTGCCAACCTGCTGCAGCGCTTGACATGACGGGCAGAAACCCGTATAAGTTGAGCTGCAGTTGGAAGGAAACTTGGCGGCCCCGCAGCGCATGTCGGCGGCCGTCCTTTCTTTCTCTCATCCGGAGCATTTCCGTATGAGGCCCGATTATTCCCATGACAACACCAGACCTCGCCGATGACCATCGGCCTGTCCGCGATCTTTTGCGGTCTTTGCAGGCCTCGCTGCTGCGACTGCGCAACGAGGCGGAGGGCTTGCACGACTCTCTGATGCAAAACGGTGCAGAGGCGCTGACACAGGGAGAGCGGCAGCAGGTGGCGAAGCTCGAAAGCCTAATCCGGGACAGCCAGAAAGTGGAGAAGTTGATTGCAGAGCGAACCCATGACACTGCCGCAGGCGATTCTGAACTCGACCTTGAAGAGGCCCGGGCTGAAATCAGCCGCCGCCTGGATTGCCTCCGGGCCGCTGCAGTTGCAGAACCGCCTGCTGGAGGAGCTGAGTGACAAGGCCACGCGGGCGCTGCCCTATCTGTTTGAGGTCTGGGCCCATCCCCATCAGCTGCCGCCAGAGGGCAATTGGCGCTGCTGGGTGATCCTTGGGGGGCGCGGGGCGGGCAAGACGCGGGCCGGTGCAGAATGGCTGCGGGCGCAGGTCGAGGGGGCGACGCCCCTGGCCGCAGGAAAGGCCCGGCGGGTCGCGCTGGTTGCGGAGACATACGATCAGGTGCGTGATGTGATGATCCATGGCGACAGCGGGCTGCTGGCTTGCTCTCCCTCGGATCGCCGTCCGATGTGGAAGCCGAGCGAGCGCAAGTTGATCTGGGCCAATGGTGCGATGGCGCAGGCCTTTTCCGCCCATGATCCCGAGGCGCTGCGCGGCCCGCAGTTTGATGCGGCCTGGGCGGACGAGCTGGCCAAGTGGAAAAAGGGCCGGGATTGCTGGGATATGCTGCAATTCGCCTTGCGGCTTGGCACGCACCCGCAGGTCTGCGTTACCACAACGCCCCGCAACACCCGGCTGCTGCGAGACTTGCTGGCGCGGGACAGCACAGTACAAAGCCACGCCGCGACCGAGGCAAACCGGGCCAATCTGGCGCCCTCATTCCTGACGGAGGTACGGGCGCGCTATACCGGATCGCGGCTGGGGCGGCAGGAACTGGACGGGGTGCTGCTCTCGGATGTGGAGGGGGCGCTTTGGTCGGCGGAACAGTTGGAGCGGGGCCGGGTCGAGACTGCGCCGCGGCTGAGCCGGGTGGTGGTGGCGGTGGACCCTGCTGTCAGCGCTGGGAAATCCTCGGACGCCTGTGGGATCGTGGTGGCCGGTGCCATCACCGACGGGCCGCCGCAGGATTGGCGCGCCTTCGTGCTGGCCGACCGCACCCAGGAGGGCGCGCAGCCGCTGGCCTGGGCCCAGGCGGCGATCCGTGCGCGCGAGGAATTCGACGCCGACCGGCTGGTGGCCGAGGTTAATCAGGGCGGCGCACTGGTCGAAAGCGTATTGCGGCAAGTGGATCCAATGGTGCCCTTTCGCGCCCTGCACGCCGCGCGCGGCAAGGCGGCGCGGGCGGAACCGGTGGCGGCGCTTTATGAACAGGGACGGGTGGCGCATCTGCAGGGGCTCGCTGCGCTGGAAGATCAGATGTGCCAGATGACGGCGCGGGGATATCTGGGCCAGGGATCGCCTGACCGGCTGGATGCGCTGGTCTGGGCCCTGCACGAATTGATGATCCGTCCTGCCGCCTCTCTGCGCCTGCCACGGGCGCGTCTGCTCTGATCCGGGGGCCGGGGTGTTGCGCCCCCGGCGGGCGCGGCACTTCGTGGATCTTCATTCCCCTCAGGCACAACTGTTTCTCAGCAAAGGGCGGATTGGCCCGATCAAGCATGAGGAGTGCAGCATGGTCTTTGACCTCCTGCGGCGCAAGACACGGGCAGCCGAACCACCGGTGCAGCAGAAAGCAAGCGCGGCGGCCCGCGTGGTGAACTGGCACGGGCTGGGCGGTGTCGGCTGGAGTCCGCGCGACGCCGTCTCGCTGACCCGCAGCGGATTTGCAGGCAATCCCGTTGGCTTTCGCGCCGTCAAACTGATCGCCGAGGCAGCCGCGTCTTTGCCGCTGGTCTTGCAGGACGCGACGCAACGCTATGATCACCATCCGCTGCTGACCCTGCTCGCAGGGCCAAACCCGGCGCAATCCCGCTCGGACCTGATCGAGGCGCTGATTGGGTATATCCTGCTGTCTGGCAATGCCTACGTTGAGGCGGTAGCCGGGGAGGAGGGACTACCGGCGGAGCTGCACGTGCTGCGCCCAGACCGGATCAGCGTCGTTCCCGGGGGCGATGGCTGGCCGGTGGCCTATGACTATGCGGTGGGCGGGCGCAAGCACCGGTTTGCCGCCACTGTCACCCGCAGCCCGATCTGCCACATCCGCAGTTTCCACCCGCAGGACGACCACTACGGGCTTGCACCCTTGCAGGCCGCCGCGACGGCTGTGGACGTTCACAACGCCGCCTCGCGCTGGTCCAAGGCGCTGCTGGATAACGCTGCGCGTCCATCTGGGGCGCTGGTCTGGTCCGGCAGCGATGGGCAGGGCATGATGCCCGAGGATCAGTTTCGACGGTTAAGTGATGAAATTGAAACGAATTTCCAGGGTGCACGCAATGCTGGCCGCCCGATGGTTTTGGAAGGCGGCCTTGACTGGAAACCGATGGGGTTTTCGCCCTCGGACATGGAATTCCAAAAAACCAAGGAGGCCGCCGCGCGGGAAATCGCCCTGGCATTCGGGGTGCCGCCGATGCTGCTGGGCCTGCCCGGCGATGCTGCCTACGCCAATTATCAAGAGGCAAACCGCGCGTTTTACCGGCTGACCGTGCTGCCGCTGGCGGGCCGTGTGGCAACGGCGCTTTCGGATTGGCTGTCGGGATTTACGGGTGAGGCGCTGGAGTTGAAACCAGACCTTGATCAGGTGACGGCCCTTGCGGCCGAGCGCGAGGCGCAGTGGCGCCGGATCTCCCGCGCCGATTTCCTGAGCCGGGATGAAAAACGCCGCCTGCTGGGCCTGCCGCCGCTGGCAGAGGGAGAGACGGATGTCTGAGATACCCTTGCCCCCGTTTGATTGTTCTCCGGGATTGCGGCTGTCGGCGCATGAACGCGTCACCGAGATCCAGAACCAAGCGATGAACCGCAGGCTGGAGCGGATGGAGCAGATGATGGAACGGCTGGAAAAACGCCTGTGGCTGACTGTTTATGGCGTCGCCGCGGTGATCCTGGCGCAGGCGTTTCAATCCTTTCTGGTTGGTCTTTGATCACAAATTCAGAGTGTTATCGGGAGTATTGCATGCCACCTGAAATGGAATTGGAACATAAGTTTGCCAAAGGCGGCGGCGGGATTGCCCTTGCGGCGGACAATGTCATCCGGGGCTACGCCAGCCTGTTTGGCGAGGTCGATCAGGGCGGCGATGTGGTGATGCCCGGGGCCTATGGTGCCTCGTTACAGGCACTGGCTTCGCGGGACTGCAAGGTCAAGATGCTGTGGCAGCACGATCCTGCGCAGCCCATTGGGGTCTGGGACGAGGTACGCGAAGATGCGCGTGGTCTTTGGGTCAGCGGCCGGGTCCTGACCGATACTCGCCGCGGCGCCGAGGCGGTCTCCCTGATCACGGCCGGGGCCATTGACGGGCTGTCGATTGGCTATCGCACGGTCAAGGCGACCCGGCGGGCCGTGGGCGGACGGCAACTGGCCGAGCTGGATCTCTGGGAGGTTTCGCTGGTGACCTTCCCGATGCTGGCGACGGCCCGGGTGTCGGAAAAATCGCGGCGTGGCGCAGATGAGGCTCTGCGGACCCTCGCGGCTGAGCTGCGCGATGCCTGCGCGGATGCCGAGGGGATCCCGGGCGCGCATAACCTTCACAACACAGGACAGGCAGATGAGCAATCACAACAGTCCGGCTGACACCGGAGATACGGCGCCTCTGGCGCAGGAAGTCCGGCAGGCGGTTTCCGGCTTTGTCAAAGACTTCAGGGGGTTCCGGGGTGAAGTGCAGGAAAAACTGAAACAGGTGGACGCGCGAATGACAATGCTGGATCGAAAATCTCTGGTGGTGAATCGACCGCAACTGGCGGCAAGCGAAGACATTGGTGCCCCGCATAATAAGGCCTTTGGCAGCTATCTGCGCTCGGGGGATGAGAGCGCGTTGCGCGGGCTGGATCTTGACGGTAAATCCCTGTCCACCGTGGTCAACAGCGATGGCGGCTACCTGGCGGATCCGCAAACGGCGGACACGGTGAAATCGGTGCTGCAATCGACAGCATCGATCCGGGCCGTGGCCTCGGTCGTGAATGTCGAGGCGACCTCGTTCGATGTGCTGATCGATCATACGGATGTGGAGGCAGGCTGGGCCAGGGAAACTGATCCCACGGTCGAAACCGGCACGCCCTCCATTGACCGGATCACCATCCCGCTGCATGAACTCAGCGCCTTGCCCAAGGCCTCGCAACGGCTGCTGGACGACAGCGCCTTTGACATCGAAGGCTGGCTGGCCGGACGTATCGCCGACAAATTTGCCCGCTCCGAGGCGGCGGCCTTTCTGAGCGGTGACGGGATCGACAAACCCACCGGGATTCTGACTCACCCGGCGGTCGACAATAGCAGCTGGAGCTGGGGCAGCCTCGGTTATGTGGCAACGGGTACCGACGGCGGCATCGGTTCGGGCGATGCGATTGTCGATCTGGTCTATGCCCTTGGGGCGCGCTACCGGGCCAACGCGAGTTTTGTGATGAATTCCAAGACCGCCGGGGTAATCCGCAAGCTGAAGGACGCTGACGGCCGCTTCCTGTGGACCGACGGTCTGGCTGCGGGCGAACCGGCGCGGCTGATGGGTTATCCGGTGTTGGTGGCCGAGGACATGCCCGATGTGGCATCGGACAGCTACGCGGTGGCCTTTGGCGATTTTGCGGCCGGCTACACAATTGCCGAACGGCCCGACCTCAGGGTGCTGCGCGATCCCTTCAGCGCCAAACCGCATGTGCTGTTTTACGCAACCAAACGCATCGGCGGTGATGTCAGCGATTTTGCGGCCATCAAACTGATGAAATTCGGCCTGAGCTAACCGCCCGGGACCGATGACGGGACCGGCAGCCCGGACCCGTCGGCGGGCGCATGTCAGATACTCCCTGTCGTCCAGCTGCCCCCCCCTCCGTCCGAGCGGCAGGGAGGATGTGCGCCCGCTGCAGCCGATGAGACAAAGCCATGAGGACGCCGGGAAGTGCGGAGAAATGTGATGATATTGACCGATGTGGCGCCGCTGCCGGACAGCGCCTTGCCGCTGGAGGCCTTCAAGGCGCACCTGCGACTGGGCACCGGGTTTCCCGAAGACAGCCTTCAGGATGGTGTTCTGAACGGGTTCTTGCGTGCGGCTCTCTCTGCCATCGAGGCGCGGACTGGAAAGATACTGATAACACGCAGTTTCACCTGGGAGCAGACGCGCTGGCGCAACGCAGAGGCAGAGGTTCTGCCGGTCGCGCCGGTGACCTCGGTGACCGAGATCGTGATGCGGGATGCTGAGGGCGGCGAAATGATCGTGGACCCTGCACTCTACCGGCTGGAGCGCGACACCCACCATCCCAGACTCTGTCCGCAGCGCGGGTTCCTGCCCATCGTGGCCAAGGGCGGTTCGGTGCGGGTCAGTTTCGAGGCCGGGTTGGCGCCGGATTGGGGCGGCTTGCCTGCCGATCTGGCGCAGGCGGTTCTGATGCTGGCGGCGCATTACTACGAATACCGCGGGGATACCGGCCTGCACGGCGGTTGCATGCCATTTGGTGTCACCAGCCTTATCGAACGCTATCGCGCCATACGCCTGTCCCTGGGGGCGGTGCAATGACTGCGGCGTCGCGCCGTCCGCATCTGTCCCGGCAGTTGGTGCTGGAGGACCCGCGGCGTCTGCCCGATGGCGCGGGCGGATATGTCGAAAGCTGGAGCGCGCTTGGCACCCTCTGGGCCGAGGTCACGGCGCTCAGCGGGCGTAACGCAGACCAGCAGGGCGGCAGCCTGTCGCTGCAACGCTATCGCATCACTGTGCGGGCCGCCCCCGTGGGGGCGACGGCGCGGCCGCGTCCTGATCAGCGGCTTCGCGAAGGTACCCGCCGGTTTCGCATAGACGCGGTGAGCGAAGCGGACCCCGGCGCGCGCTATCTGACCTGTTTCGCGGTAGAGGAGCTGGGCGCATGAGCTATGCTATTTCCGCCGCGCTGCAGGCCGCGGTCTATCAGCATCTGCTGGCGGACCCGGCGCTAAGCGCTCTCATCGGCAGCGATCTTTATGATGCGCTGCCATCGGGTACCCTGCCACAGACCTACGTGGCTCTGGGGCCAGAGGAGGTCGAGGACCGTTCGGATGCCACAGGGGCCGGGGCGCGGCACCGGTTCACGGTCAGTGTGTTTTCTGACACCGCCGGATTTGCCCATGCAAAATCCGTGGCGGCGGCGGTTTGTGATGCATTGAGCGATGCGCCGCTGCTGCTCAGCCGGGGGCGGCTGGTGGGCCTCTGGTTCGACCGTGCCGCGGCACAGCGGCTCAGTGGCGGCGGGCGTAGCATCGTATTGCGGTTTTCCGCCCGGGTCGAAGACAGCTGAATGCTGCTCTGCCGGTTCTTTAATTCAGACAACAGTGGAGTGACCTCATGGGTGCACAGAATGGCAAGGATCTATTGATCAAGGTGGATATGACCGGCGATGGGCAATTCGATTCCATCGCGGGGCTGCGCGCCACCCGCATCAGTTTCAACGCCGAAAGCGTCGATGTGACCAGCCTTGAAAGCCAGGGCGGCTGGCGCGAGCGCCTTTCTGGCGCCGGGGTGCGCTCGGCCAATATCTCGGGCTCTGGGGTGTTTCGCGATGCGGGCACGGATGAGCGGGCGCGGCAGCTGTTCTTTGACGGTATCACCCCGGATTTTCAGGTGGTGATCCCCGATTTCGGCATCATCGAAGGCCCGTTTCAGGTGACCTCGCTGGATTATGCGGGCACCCACAATGGCGAGGCAACCTACGAGCTGGCGCTGGCCAGCGCCGGGATGCTCAGCTTTACCGCGGTGTGACCCATGGCGAACCCCTACAGAGGCGAGGTGGAAATCACCATCAACGGCGCGCCTTACGTGCTGAAGCTGACCCTTGGCGCCCTGGCCGGGCTGGAGCAAAGCCTTGCAGAGGGAAGCCTCGTCGATCTGGTGCAACGGTTCGAAGCGGGGCGGTTTTCCGCCCGCGATATCCTTGCCCTGCTGGTGGCGGGTCTTGAGGGCGGCGGCAATTCCTTAAGCACCGAGGAACTGGCCCAGGCCGATATCGCGGCGGGACCGATGGGTGCAGCGCGGGTGGCGGCGCAGCTGCTGGTGGGCAGTTTCTCGCTTCCCGGAACAGAGGCATGAGCGGCTTTGACTGGCCCGCGTTGATGCGTGTCGGCCTGGTTGGTCTGCGCCTTAGCCCCGATACCTTCTGGCGCCTGACCCCGGCCGAGTTGCGGTTGATGCTGACTCCTGCGGGCGCTGGCGGGGCGCTGGACCGTGCAGGGCTTGAGGATCTGATCGCAGCCTTTCCCGATACTCCGAAAGCAAAGGACCCTGACCATGGCGGAGAGTGAAATCGCCGAACTGGAACTGCGCAGCGAGGCATTGGGCGACGCGCTGGGGGATGCCGCCGGCATGGCGGCCAGTTTCGACACGGAATTGCGCCGGGTGCGCCAGGCCTTTGCCGCGACGGGCAAGGATGTGCAAAGCCTTGAACGCGGCATGTCGCGCGGGCTGCGCCGCGCCTTTGAAGGCGTGGTGTTTGATGGCAAGAGCCTGTCGGACGCGCTGGATACCGTTGCGCGTTCGATGATCCGAACCAGCTATAACGCCGCTATTCGCCCGGTCACCGATCATGTGGGCGGGCTGCTGGCCAGCGGTGTTGGCAATCTGGTCAGTGACATACTGCCCTTTGCCGATGGCGCTGCCTTTTCGCAGGGGCGGGTGATGCCCTTTGCCCGGGGCGGCGTGGTTAGCGGCGCCACGATGTTTCCCATGCGCGGCGGCACCGGATTGATGGGCGAAGCGGGGCCAGAGGCGATCTTGCCACTGCGCCGCACCGCCGACGGATCGCTTGGCGTCACCAGTTCCGGCAGCGGCGGAACGCAGGTGGTGATGAACATTACCACTCCGGATGTGGCCGGGTTCCGCCGCAGCGAAGGGCAGATCGCCGCGCGCCTGTCCCGCGCCCTGTCGCGTGGCAACCGCAATCGCTGATCTGCGCGCCGCCTGATCTACCCAACGACAGATCCCAAAAGGGGGTATTCCGATGAATTTCCACGATGTCCGATTTCCCGCCTCGCTCAGCTTCGGCTCGGTCGGCGGTCCGCAGCGGCGCACTGATATCGTCTCGCTCGCCAATGGCCATGAGGAGCGCAACACCCCCTGGGCGCATTCGCGGCGCCGCTATGATGCCGGGCTTGGTCTGCGCTCGCTTGAGGACATCGAGGTTCTGATTGCCTTTTTCGAGGCCCGTCAGGGGCAGATGTACGGCTTTCGCTGGAAGGACTGGTCGGATTACAAATCGGCCCGCGCCAGCGCAGAGGTCGATTTCCGGGACGAGGTGATCGGCACCGGCGATGGGCAGACTACGCGCTTCCAACTGGTGAAGTCCTATCGCTCCGGCACCTCGCTCTACCATCGCCCGATTGCCAAACCGGTGGCGGGAACGGTGCGCGTGGGCCTGAAGCAGGAGGAATTGCGCGAGAGCGTCGATTACGAACTCGACACCGCGACGGGTGAAATCACGCTGGCCTATCCGCCCGAGGCCGGGCTGGAGGTCGTCGCGGGCTTTGAATTCGATGTGCCGGTGCGGTTTGACACCGATCAGATCCTGACCAGCGTCGCCTCCTTTCAGGCGGGCGATGTGCCGGATGTGCCGATTGTGGAGGTGCGGATCTGATGGCCGGGCCGTCGCAACCTTTTCTGGAGCACCTCGCCACTGGGGTGACAACACTGTGCCGGGCCTGGGGACTGACCTGCCGGGATGGCGAATTCTTTGGCTTTACCGACCACGACTGTGATCTGGCATTTGATGGGATGACGTTCAAGGCGGGCAGCGGGCTGACCGCACGAGCGTTGCAACAGGCGACGGGCCTGTCGGTGGACAATACCGAGGCGCTGGGGGCGCTGTCCGATACCACGCTGCGGGCCGAGGATATCGAGGCGGGACGGTTTGATGCGGCGGATATGCGCTGCTGGCTGGTGAACTGGCAGGACCTGTCGCTGCGCTGGCTGCAGTTTCGCGGATCGATCGGAGAGCTGCGCCGCGCGGGCAGTGCCTTTGAGGCCGAGCTACGCGGGCTGAGCGAGGCACTGAACCGCCCGCTGGGCCGGGTCTATCAGAAACCTTGCAGCGCGGTTCTGGGCGATGACACCTGCCGCTTCGATCTGGACTTGCCCGGCTATAGCGAGACCCGCTTGGTCGAGTGCAACGAGGAAGGCCGCCTGTTCTATTGGAAGGATCTGGCAGGCTTTGAACCCGATTGGTTTACCCGTGGGCGCCTGACGGTGCTGACGGGCACGGCTGAGGGGCTTTGGAGTGCGATCAAACAGGACCGCAGCGATGCCACGGGCCGCCTGATCGAACTGTGGGAGCCGCTGCGCGCGCCGGTGGCGCCTGGTGATCTACTGCGGCTTGATGCGGGCTGTGACAAGCGGATGGAGACCTGCCGCTTCAAATTCAACAACCTCATCAACTTTCAGGGCTTTCCAGATATCCCCGGAGAGGACTGGGTGATGTCGGTGCCGCGCTCCACCGGCGCCAATACCGGCGGCAGCCGCCGATGACGGGCGGAAGGGTGACAGGCGCGGATATTGCCAAGGCTGCTCGGGACTGGATTGGCACGCCCTATGTGCATCAGGCCAGTTGCCGGGGTGCGGGCTGCGATTGCCTGGGGTTGATCCGGGGGATCTGGCGGGCACGCTGCGGGCAGGAACCGGCGCCGCTGCCGCCTTATACGATGGACTGGTCCGAACCGCAGGCCGAGGAACGCCTCTGGCAGGCGGCCCTGCGTTATCTGCGGGCAAAACCGCTCTCCGCCTGCGAGGTCGGCGATGTCTTGTTGTTTCGCATGCGCGCCGGGGCCGTGGCCAAACACCTTGGCATTCAATCCGCAACGGGCGCGCCAGAGGTGCCACAGGGGCAGCCCCGTTTCATTCATGCCTATAGCGCGCGCGGCGTCGTTGAGAGCGCGCTGACCGGCCCCTGGCAGCGCCGCATCGTGGCGCGTTTTGCATTTCCCGATGAGGTGAGTTGATGGCGACCATTCTTCTTTCTGCGGCGGGCGCCGCAATCGGCGGGGCCGTGGGTGGCACGGTCGCGGGGCTGTCCTCGGTGGCGATTGGCCGGGCGGTGGGCGCAACGCTGGGGCGGGCCATTGACGAACGGTTGCTTGGCGCCGGGTCGGACCCGGTGGAAACCGGCAAGGTCAGCCAGTTCCGCCTGACCCAGGCCAGCGAAGGCCAACCCATCGCGCAGGTTCTGGGCCGCACCCGTATTGGCGGGCAGGTGATCTGGGCTTCTGACTTTCAGGAAAGTACCACCACCACGGGTGGCGGCAAGGGCGGGCCAAGGCAGCCCAGCGTCACGCGCTACAGCTATTCGGTCTCGCTGGCGATTGCCCTTTGCGAAGGGGAGATCGCCTCGGTGCCGCGGGTCTGGGCCGATGGGGAGGAAGTCTCGCCGCTGGATCTCAACATGACGGTCTATCGCGGCACCCCGGATCAAGCGCCCGATCCGGTGATGGAGGCCATCGAGGGCGCAGGCAGGGTGCCTGCCTATCGCGGTACCGCCTATGTGGTGATGGAGAACATCGCGCTGGATGGCTTTGGCAACCGGGTGCCGCAGTTCTCGTTTGAGGTGATACGTGGCGCGCAGCCTGGCGGTGCCGAGTTCGACCTTGATCCGGCGCAGTTGGTGCGGGGCGTGGCGCTGATGCCGGGGACAGGCGAATATGCGCTGGCCAGCAGCGCGGTGAACTACTCCGGTGGGCCCGGTGATATGCGCGCCGCCAATATCCACTCGCCCTCGGGGCAAACAGACCTTCTGACCTCGCTTGCAGCGCTGGAGGAGGAGTTGCCAACCTGCAAGGCGACCTCGCTGATCGTGTCCTGGTTTGGTGATGACCTGCGCTGCGGGGAGTGCCAGATCAAACCCAAGGTGGAGCAGAAATTGGCCGAGGGCGTCGGAATGCCCTGGCAGGTCTCAGGAGCGGATCGCAGCAGCGCCGCGGAGGTGCTGAAGGACGAAGAGCGTAACCCCCTTTATGGCGGCACCCCGGCCGATGCGGCGGTGGTGGAGGCAATCAAGGCGCTGAATGCCGCCGGGCAGCGGGTGATGTTCTATCCCTTCATCCTGATGGATCAGGCCGAAGGCAACGGTCTGCCGGATCCATGGAGCGATAATCCGGACCAGCCGCATCTGCCCTGGCGGGGCCGCATCACACTGTCGGTGGCGCCGGGGCGCGCAGGTAGCCCGGATCAAAGCGCCGCTGCCGCTGCCGAAGTCGCCGCCTTCATGGGGCAGGCCTCGGCCAGTGATTTCACCATCGGCGATGGCACGGTCACCTATAGTGGACCCGAAGACTGGGGGCTGAGACGCTTCATTCTGCACAATGCCGCGCTTTGCGCCGCGGCGGGCGGGGTGGCGGCCTTTTGCATCAGTTCGGAAATGCGGGGGCTGACCCAGATCCGGGGCGCCAGCGGTTTCCCAGCTGTGGCGGCCCTGCGGGCGCTGGCCGCCGAGGTACGCCAGATCCTGGGGGCGGAGGTCAAGATCGGCTATGCGGCCGATTGGTCGGAATACTGGGGCTACCAAAGCCCGGAAGGTGACCGCTATTTCCACCTGGATCCCCTTTGGGCCGATGCGGAGGTGGATTTCATCGGGATCGACAATTACATGCCGCTGTCCGATTGGCGACAGGGAACGGACCATCTGGACGCCCAAGCCGGAGTGCCTGCGATCTATGATCTGGATTACCTACGTGGCAATATCGAGGGGGGCGAAGGCTACGATTGGTATTACCACTCGCCCGAGGCCGAAGGCGCCCAGATCCGCACCCCAATCACCGATGGCGCCCATCAGGAACCCTGGATCTGGCGCTACAAGGATCTGCGCAACTGGTGGGGCCATCCCCATCACGAACGGATCGGCGGCGTGCGTCAGCCGCTGCCCACGGCGTGGGAGCCGCAAAGCAAACCGATCTGGTTCACGGAACTTGGCTGCGCCGCCATTGATAGGGGCACCAATCAGCCGAACAAGTTCCTTGATCCCAAAAGCTCGGAATCGAGACTGCCGAAGTATTCCAATGGCCAACGGGACGACCTGATGCAGCTGCAATACCTGCGCGCATTGCTGGGGTATTGGAGTGATCCGGCCAACAACCCCATCTCGGCAGAATATGACGCGCCGATGCTGGATATGGATAACGCCTATGTCTGGGCCTGGGACGCGCGGCCCTTTCCGGCCTTTCCCGCCGCGAGCGACGTCTGGAGTGATGGGGAGAATTACCTAAGGGGGCACTGGTTGAACGGGCGTGTCGGCCAGCGCACGCTGTCGTCGGTGGTGAGTGAGATCTGCGACCGCTCCGGAGTGAGCGAGACTGATGTCAGCTCGCTTTACGGGATCGTGCATGGCTATAGCCTTGAGGGAACAGAGACTGCCCGCGCCGCGCTGCAACCACTGATGCTGCGCCATGGCTTTGATGTGATCGAACAGGATGGGCTCCTGCGCTTCCTGCCACGCACGGGCACCGATGCGTGTCTGCTGGAGCCGCAGCATTTGGTCGACAGCTCCGAGGTGGAAGGAGACATCGCCCATCAGCGCGCCGCCGAGGCCGAGCTGACGGGCAGGGTACGGTTGCGCTATGCCGAATGGGGCGCCAATTACGATCTCGCCGCACAAGAGGCGGTTCTGCCCGATCAGGTGACCCATGCGGTAGGCCAGCACGACCTGCCGATGGTGCTCACCCGCGCCGAAGCGCGCCAGATCGCCGAGCGCTGGTTGATCGAGGCCCGCATCGCCCGCGACAGCGCGCGCTTTGTGCTACCTCCATCGCGGCTGGATATTGCGGTGGGGGATGTGGTTGCCCTGCCGTTTGCTGACTCCGGCACTGAGGGGGAGACCTCGGGGCAGGGCAGTGAGAGCGCCGAGGCCGCGCCCGCCCTTTACCGGGTGGATCGTATCGACATGGCCGAAGCGCAGCTGGTAGAGGCGGTGCGGATCGATCCCGGTGTCTATATCCCATCCCCCAGCACCGAGGAGCTGCCCGGCATCAATGAATTCGCAGCGCCCGTGCCGGTGCTGCCGCTGTTCATGGACCTGCCCTTGCTGACGGGCGAGGAAACCCCGCATGCGCCGCATCTGGCCATTACCGCCCAGCCCTGGCCAGGCAGTGTCGCGGTCTATGGCGCCCAGGCCGACGAGGGCTACACACTGGAAGAGGTGATCACAGCCCGGTCGGTCGTCGGGATCACCCAGACGCCCTTGCTGCGCGGGCCGGTCGGGCGCTGGGACCTGGGCGCCGACCTGCAGGTCAAGCTGATCTTCGGGCAGTTGCAAAGCCGCGATATGCTGGCGGTGCTGAACGGGGCCAATGCGGCTGCAATCGGCGATGGCAGCAATGGCAATTGGGAGATTTTCCAGTTCCGCAGTGCCGAACTGGTGGCCCCCGAGACCTATCTACTGCGCGGGCGTTTGCGCGGCCAGCTGGGCAGCGATGGGCTGATGCCTGATATCTGGCCTGAAGGTTCATTCGTGGTGCTGCTGGATGATACCCTGCGCCAGCTCGACCTGCCGCTGGCGCAGCGGCGAAGGGCGCGTCACTACCGGATCGGACCCGCGCGCCGAGGCTATGACGACCCAAGCTATGTGCACCGGATCGAGGCCATTGACGGCAACGGCCTGCGCCCCTATGCGCCAGTGCATCTGCGCCTAGAGGGCGCGCTGGGCGGGGCGATACAGGTCAGCTGGATCCGCCGCACTCGGATCGAGGGTGACAGCTGGGATCTGCAGGAGGTACCGCTGGGAGAGGCGCGTGAGGAATATCTGCTGCGCGTCCTGCGCGGACCCGTGGTTCTGCGGGAAGAGACCCTATCTGCGCCGGGCTGGAGTTACTCGGCGGTGATGCAGGTGGCGGATGGGGCATTGCCCGGGGACCGGATTGAGGTGGCGCAGGTTTCTGACCGGTTCGGCGCCGGGCTTGCGGCCGGGGCGGCGCTGATATGA